TATCAAGAGTACATGATGGAAGTTCAATCTGAAGAAGACTCTATATTTACTAGGGATCATATTAAATATTGGGATGGAGAATTTTATAAGGATCATGATACAGGCTTTACTTTTATTACTCCTGATGGTGAGGATACAATGCCATGTGATGTTTTTATTGGTGTTGATCCAGCTACAGATTCGGCAAGAAGGAATTCAGACTTTAGTGTAATTATGATTGTAGCTGTTACACCAAATAATAATATATACGTTATTGATTATGTAAGAAATAGAACTTTGCCAGTACTTGGAATAGAGGGGACAGGGCAAAAGGGTATTGTAGACCATCTTTTTGAAATGGCTGATTTTTATAATACTGCATTATTTACTATAGAAGATACAACGATGAGTAAGCCTATATTCCAATCTATTAGGGCAGAAATGAGAAGAAGAAATAAATTTAATATTCCATTTAAGGAAGAAAAACCTGGAACAAGGATGAGTAAAAGAGATAGGATACAAGAGATATTATCTCAAAGATTTGCTGTAGGGCAAATACATTTAAAGAAAACTCAATACGAATTAGAAAGAGAAATTATAACCTTCGGTCCAAGGATGGCTCACGATGATGCAATAGATGCTTTAGCATATGCATGTAAGTATGCACATCCACCACAAGGAATGACTCAGGGAAAAGAAGGTTGGCAAAAACATAAACCAACTGCTAAAAGTTGGATAACTGCATAGGAGAATAAATGGCAAACGGATTACAGAAATTTTCAATACAAGAAGCACAAAATCTCGGTTTAGGGCAAGGTGGGGTAGCCTTTTTGAGTGGTACAAGCACTTATACACCACCTGAAGGAAGTGTAGTTATAGCTATACAATTTGTAGAGGATACAGTATTTGATTCTAGTGATGCAACTACAGCTGATGAGGATTGGCCTACAGATGCGCAAGGAGGACCAGGTACAAATAGTGTAGCAATTAATCAAACAACAATGCTTGCTGGTATGACAATCTACGGAAGATGGAAAACTGTAGCATTTGATACTGGTAAAGCTTTTTTATATTTAGGATAATTATGGGATTAGGATTAGGTGCAAATATTAGGGAATATAAAGACCCAGAAACATTAATGCCAAGAACTAGAAGAGCTAGATCGGCAGCAAGTTCTAATTGGATGGGTCATTCGATAGACTTAGATGGTAGTTCTGAATATATGTATTTAGTTTCTACAAATGTAGGCTATAGCCAAGATTATCTAAGTATTCAAATAGTATTTAAATCAGATGTTATGTCAGCGACTGAATCGTTAATAAGCTTTGCTAATACAGATGGTTCAAGAACGTGTGGATTATTTACTAAGTCTAGTAGACTGTGTAGTTATGCAAGAGATACAGGTCATGCTACAACAACTGGTTATAATGGATGGAAAACTGGTATATTATCTAGTGATACTTGGTATCACGCTGTTGTTACAGTTGATTGGACAGCACCTATTGCCAAAATTTATTTAAATGGCGTGCATGATACAACTGGAACTCATACTGATGCCGTTTTTAGAAGCCCTAGTTACGTAGGTAAGGCTGAATATGATCAAGATGGAAGTATCACTACTACACATTTTAATGGACATATTTCTCAAATAGCAACATGGAGGAGAATTATTACCGCAAACGAAATAAAAGGCTTATATGCAGGAGGCCACCCAAGAAGCGCACTGAATGTAAGGAAGAATTTATTTTCATATTATCCTATTATTGCTAATGATAATACCAGCGGTACATATCCAAATCAAGGTACACCGACTTTTAATATGCGGATATTTCACGCAGGATTAGGTGTTTGGAGAGGTGGTTTTGCTACTGGTACGTATCATGGAGATTACGGTAGCATGGGAAGAGGAGCTCTGTTTATAAATACAGAATCATCAGATGTTGTAAATGAATATATGGGAGAATAAGGAGAAAATAATGCCAAAATTTGGAAAAAGATCAAAAGAAAGATTAGCAACTTGTGATGAAAGATTGCAAAGAGTTTTTAACGAAGTAATCAATTATGTTGATTGCAGTATATTAGAAGGACATAGAAGTGCAGAAAGACAAGACAAATTATTTGAAGAGGGTAAAACAAAAGTTAAATACCCAAATGGTCGTCATAACGCTAGTCCCAGTAGGGCTGTGGATGTTGTTCCTTATCCTGTTGATTGGGAAGATAGGGAAAGATTTCATTTATTTGCTGGATTTGTGCTAGGTATAGCATATAGCATGGATATAGCTTTAAGATGGGGTGGCGATTGGAACCAAAACTTTGAAGTAGATGATAATCAATTTGATGATTTTCCTCATTTTGAATTGATTAATTAAGGAGATAGTATGGCAAGTACAATTACAGCAAGTCAGTTTTCAGTACAAATTATAGAAACATTAACTTTAGATGGAGTTAAAAGAGGTTCAAAGGTTACTAGTACAGAATCTAGTATAAGTGAAGTAGCTAGAAGGACTATGCAAGTAACTCATGGGAGTGGTGGTACTTCTATAATGAAGTTTGCTGCAACTCCAGCAATTGGAACTTTTGATAGTGACACATTTAAATATTTAAGAATTACAAATTTAGATGCAAGTGATAGTTTGATTTTACAATTAAAGGAAACAGACAATACCCATAATACGGAAATTTTAGTTGGACCTAAAAAGTCATTTATATTAAATTCACTTGCTATAGATAATCAAGCTGATATTGATAATTACAGTGCTGATATTATTGATGAAATTATAGGCAAATCAACAGGAAGTGCAGTAGTAGAAATTGAATTTATAGTAGTAAACACTTAGGAGAATTTATGGCATTAACAGATACAGTATTAACCTCAGCACCATTAATAGTAACAATTGAAGAGAAATGTAATATAGCTGGTATAAAAAGGGGTTCTAAAACTACAGTTTCAATACCTGGTATAACAGATCTTTATACTCAAATAGTTTCGGTACCTACAGCAGGTATTGGAATAGCAGCATTTGATTCTGCACCAGGTTCTTCAAAATTTAAAACAACAATGAAGTATTTAAGAATTACAAATAAAGATGGTGCAAATTTTGTAACACTAACATTTGTAAATGCTTTACCAGGAGCAACAAATGAGAGTCATGTATTTTCATCTAAATTAGAAGCAGGTAAAAGTTTATTGTTAGGTAGTACAGCTTTTGAAGTGGATACTGATGAAGATGATCATATGCTAGGAACAGGACAGGTTATAAAACATATAACTGCTAAAGCAGATACAGCTGCAGTAGATATAGAATTAGTTATAGGAGAAGGGTAATGGCAGATAAAGGAGTAATATCAATATCGTCTAGATTATTAACAGACGAAATACAAATATTAACAGGTAAATTAGGATTTGCTGGGGGATTATTTAGTTATCAACCTGCAGATAATACTGAAGGATGGTATTATAAATTAACAAATGTAACTACGACTAGTACAGATTTAATTGCAGGTGCTATTCTTCAAAAAAAGGATACTGGTATAGCTGTAGGAAGTGGTCAGGCAACAATAGCCACTTCAGATAAAGTAAAATTTCTATGGATACATAATACAGGAACTACTGATGGATCTACTATTAGTACTGATAGTGTTTATTTAAATTTTGATGATGTTACAGTAACACATAATGGAAAAGATGTGTTTGAAATACCTGCAAAACAAACTTGGTTTTGTAGAGTGCCTAGTACACTTGTAGGAGAAATACATGCAATTGCAGGGCAAGCAAATGCAGCTGGTACAGGTAGTGGAAATGTGCAATGTATAGTATGTGCTGTAATAGATGACTTATAATAGGAGATTAAATGGCTAAGACTAAAAAATCAGATGAAATTAGACAGTTATATAATTTAGCAAATAACTGGACAAGAAAACAATGGGAATTTATAAACCAAAAAGGTTACGATTTTGCACATGATGAGCAATTAGCTCAAGATGAAAAAAACGTACTGCAAGAACAAGGTATGCCAACATTTACAATTAATAGAATTTTACCTGTTGT